CTCTGGTTTGATGTGCTAATTAAAGCTGACAAGTCCACGGATAGCCCCCAAGCATCGCTGCTCGGATCCTGACAGTCTCCACTCTGTGGAGGTCCCAACACATTGGAGGAGTCACCCTCTTCATGCGATTTACATATATACACAACCTATACACATTTGCTCTCCCTGAGTACGTTTAGTGCTACTGGGGGTTGGTAGCCCACTTCACCTCTAGACTCACCGTTCACGAGTTCACAAATGTATTCCTAATTTTTATAATTTTTACTAACTGTAGCATGCACGTTGTGAATGCAAAGATAACGTTAAACAAGCGGTTATCCCATATTGTGCTACCAAGAACCTCTAAGAGGCTGTGACAATCTACGACATTGTGTGGAACTCGACATCCATGTCCACAGAACACCACCCAACGAGGGTAGTGGTAAGAGCTCCACCTCCACCAACATAGGTGAGGATTCCAGCAGTCAGCACCTGCAAAGCTCCATCCACGTCTGTGCTAAGCCAGGTACCGACACCTTGATTCCAATAATCGGGTTGCGGTTCAAGGACGAGGGGAACAACTCCATTAGCCACACCCGCATAATCATCATCAAGTATCCCAACCACACTACTATCATAAGTGATGCTTGAATTGGATACATTTCCGATAATGTAGTAGGTGCTAGCTGCTCCACCTGTCACCACATATGTGACTCGAACTCGACGAAGTCGCCAGTACTCATACGAGTCTAGCAGACCACTCAACTTTGGTGCCCATGACGGAAATCCTTCTGTGGCATTCATATTGAATGCCTTGTGAAACGTATCACTCAAAACATTGAAGGTTGTCCGTATGGAAGCATGTCCAGGGCTATTTGCAGTCATAGACTGTGTGAACGGTCTACTAACTACTAATCCACTCACCTGAGTAGAATTGTCATTGCGACGTTTACTACGTCTCTTGTTCCGGGTTGTTTTGCCACCCGGCATCTTATTTAAATTTTTATTTTTCATCTTACTAATATCACCACAATATTTGTCATTAAAGACTAGAAGGGAGCAGTTGTTACGTCTGATAAATCAGCGTTCCAGTAGCAGTCAAAGGTAGGTTTCCAATTACGGTAATACTCCTCTAACGCTACCTGCTCATCAGGGGTCACTCCAAACGCAATATAGAAGGAATACCGTGAATCATCGGTTACGTCTTCGTATCGAGCGTGTAAGCCTTTCGACATCATGGTCATGCCACATTGCCAACCGACTGACTTGGTAAGCTTGCTAGGAATTCCATGTGCAACAAATGCATGATACATTTCCTGAAACACTGGAACTCCACTAGCCAAAGCTAAACCGCACTCACCTATTGCACCCATCCACTTACGAGCAGCGGACGGGCTGGAGATGTCAAATAAGCAGATCGAATCTTTCTCGCGCGCTTTTTCAAAGCTACGACACATTACGAGACCGTGGTATCCGTAAACCGGCTTGCATTGACAGAACTCAACCTCATGTATATCATACACAGGGAGCTCCTTGGTCATAACAAATCCAACCTCTTCAAACCACTCATCCAATCCGCGTGAAAACTGGTTCAAATGCTCCGCCTCCATAAAAACCACACAGTCATCACCATTATTTGCCAACTCAATTTTGACTCCCCTTTCCTCGGCATAAGAATGTACCATTGCACACATAATGAGGCAGTTTCCAAGGGCAGTATTCATGTCTCCTGAGAAACGTTTTCCTTTCACCTTGTACTCTAACCATCCATCATCGCATCTCCCAAAACCAACATTATCAATTTGCCACCTAAGGAGTTTCCTCAACTCAGGGGATTGAAACATGCTGTTGTAGATGCTGTGTTCCCATTTTAGCATCTGCTGGCTAACATGCTGATCAAATCGACTCGCATCAAGACCTAAACACACGGTCTTTTCAAACGAATTAAACTTCTTTAAAAGAATATCAGCAGTTTGCACTGCATTAAACCCCTTAACAACAACTGGGGTTTCAGATTTAAACACCTTTTGAATTGCGCTATATATCTGATGCTCAACGGGTTTAAGGTAACGTCCTACACCCACATTATAAACAGGCCTTCTCGGCTGGATACATCGTGGTGCCTTATTAGAAGGTACTTTTTCGCACTTAACAAAACTATCACTGTATGCGTCGCGTCTGCGAACACCATGGGTGGTAAA